CAGAGATTACAAAATGAAAACTCTTTAAAGATTTCTGCTGAGAGATTAAAGATACCTCTAGAAACATACGCTAAGTTATCCATAGGTAAAAGATTTAAACTTATGGGTGAAGAGTTTAAAGCTATGAGGGGTAATGAGATTGATAAAGATAAAATTAATGCAATACTTGAAGATGAAGATACTGGTTTTGATTTAAGTAGTGTTACTAAACTTCTAGGTGGTCTTGTAGCAAGTTTTACAGGAAACCCATTAATTGCTGCAGGAGCAAAAATACTTGGTGGTATTTTATCAAGTGATGACACAGATGATGCACCTACTACTTCTTCTTCTACTGTTAGAAGTTCTGGTTCTTCAGGACCAGTGGCAACAACTACAGTTTTTGATAGTTTAGCACAAGCATCTAAAGCAGGTTTTCACGGTCAAAATGTTAACATAAAAGGTAAGGGTGTTCAAAAGGTAGAATTTGCAGACAAGGGGTTTGATGCTGCTATGAAAAAGAAGAGTGGTGGTGGAGAAAATAAATCAGAGGCAAGAAAAGAACTTGCAGAAAATATTAAATCTTCAAGAGCAGGAACTCAAACAGGTTCTACCTCACAAACAACTACATCTGTTAAAGAAGATGATTTTTCAGATGTTCCGGGTGTACCAGATGAATTAAACAAAGGAGGAATATTAAACAAACCAAAACGTACCCCTAAGAAGCCTAGAGGAAAGGGCCTAGGCAATAGAAAGTAATTTGGCTACTCAACTTCGGTTGACCCCAAGAAAGGATCAAAAATGCCAGAATTAGATACAATAGAACAACCAAAAAAAGTCTTAGTCAATAAAAAGAATAGTGCCTATGACGAAAAAATAAAGAAAGAAGAAGAAGAACTCAAAGAGTTAATAGATGAGCAAAAAGGAGAAGTAGAAACTAAGGAAACTTCTAAAAAAGATAAAGAAGAAGTTGAACTTACGGATGAAGAAAAATCCTTTAAAACTCGCTATGGAGATGTGAGGAGACACCTAGCTGCTAAAGAGAAAGAATACAATGCCAAAATTAAGGAGCTAGAAGATCAACTTGGTCAAACAAAAAAACTTGTACCACCAAAGTCTGATGAAGACCTACAGGCATGGGTAGATAAATACCCTGATGTAGCAGGGATGGTAGAGACAATAGCAGACAAACGTGCAAAACAAATGTTTGACAGAGCTAACATACAACTAGAAGAACTTAGTAAAGCAAAAGAAGAAGCAACAAGGAGTCAGGCAGAGAATGCAATTAGGGAAGCACATTCAGACTTTGATGACTTACGTGATTCCGATGAATTTCATAATTGGGTTGAAGAACAGCCTAAATGGGTTCAGAACGCTCTGTACGAAAATACGGATGATGCTCCTTCAGTTGTACGTGTGTTGGATCTGTATAAGGTTGATAATGGACTTACGAGATCTGATCGCAAAAATAAGACAAAGGCTGCTGCCTCATTGGTAGACAAAGGATCTAAGGCAAGAGTAGATATTACTGAGTCTTCTTCAAAGATTAGAGAGTCTGATGTACAGAAAATGTCGGATAAAGACTATGAGAAAAATGCAGAAATCATACATGAAGCCATTAAATCTGGCAAATTTGTGTATGATATCTCAGGAAATGCTAGATAAGTGTTGACAAAAAACATTTTATCAGTATAACTAACCCTTAGACACAAAGCCTCTGCTATAGACTACCTTTGTGTGTGAGTAATATAAAGACTAAACTAATAAAAGACTACCTATATAAGTAAAGACCCATAGGCTTTAAGACTTGCTATCTTATAGTTATATGCACTCTAGAAAATATAGCCTCTTCTAAGATGTTTAGCTTTTCAGTAAGCCAAACAATCAGGAGGATTTTATTATGGCTTTTAAAACCGCAGCTGGCTATGGTAATCTGCCTAATGGTAACTTTTCACCAGTTATCTATTCTAAGCAGGTTCAATTAGCTTTACGGAAGAGTACTGTCGTAGGGCAGGTTACTAATTCCGACTATTTTGGCGAGATTGACTCTATGGGTGATACCGTCAGAATTATTAAAGAGCCAGAGATCACCGTCAAAGAGTATGCTAGAGGAACACAAATTACTCCTCAAGACCTTGATGATGAGGATTTCTCGCTTGTAATCGATAAAGCAAACTACTATGCTTTTAAAGTCGATGATATTGAAGAAGCTCACTCACATGTGAACTTTGGAAGTTTAGCATCTGATCGTGCAGCCTACCGTCTATCTGACCAGTTTGACCAAGAAGTTCTTGGTTATATGGCAGGTTGGAAGCAGTCAAGCATTAGTTCTGTAGCAGGTACAGCTAATGACACTGTTTCAGGCACTAAAGCTGTATCAAGTGCAGAATCTAATGAACTCTTAGACTCTATGCTTGTTGATGCTAACGACTTTAATGGTGGTACAGCAGGTAATTCTATTGTTGTTAAACCAAGAGCAGGTGGTGATTCGCTTAACACAACAACTGCTAATGCAACTCCTTTAGCTGTTATTGCAAGAATGTCAAGGAAGCTTGATCAACAGTACGTTCCTTCTTCAGAGCGTTGGTTGGTTATAGATCCTGTTTTTGCAGAACTCTTGAAAGATGAAGACTCAAGACTTTTTAATGCTGACTTTGGTGGATCAGGTCTACAAAATGGACTTATTCTAAACAATGTGCATGGCTTTAAAGTCTACATGTCTAATAATCTTCCTGCTAAAGGTAATGGTGCAACAGGAGCAACTGCTACAGGTTCTACCCATTTTGGTGTAATCTGTGCAGGTCATTCTTCTGCTGTAGCTACTGCAGAGCAGATTAATAAAACAGAAACCTACCGGGACCCTGACAGCTTTGCTGACATTGTTCGTGGTATGCATTTGTATGGCAGAAAGATCCTCAAACCAGAGGCACTTTCTAGAGCATACTATGTATCTGGAATATAGGGAGGGATTAGAAAATGGCTACTTATGATATGACTTCTTCCAGTACTACTGGAGTATCATCCAACTCTATCGCTGCCCTACCATCCAATACTGGAATGGCTAACATGCGTATGGTCCAAGCTTATTTGGATATTGATGCACTTGTCGCTGAAGGATATTCTGGAGCAGATGGTGATATCTTTCAACTACTTGAAATTCCTGCAGGTTGCCTAGTGCTTTTTGCAGGTGCTGAAGTAGAGAAAGCATTCACTGGAAGCTGTACTTTGGATATGGACTTTGCAGCAGGAGATGACATAATTGATGGTGCTGATATCACCTCAACAGGATTCTGTGCTGAAGGGTCTAATGGACAGTCTAACGATGTAACAACAGGTGCAGCATCTTTGTTTACGCAATTTCAATCAGCTACTGATACTATTGATTGTAAAATTGCAGGTGCAGCTCCTGCTACAGGAAGACTAAGAGCCTATGCTTGCGTCATTGATTGTAATGATGTTGGTGCATCAGGCAAAGCTGATACGGTTGATAGAGACCAATTAGCTTAATAACATTAATTGAGGGGGCAGGGAGACTTGCCCTCTCTTTTAACATAAAGATTTTATAAAGGAAGAGATATGGGTGTTACAACGGCAATGTGTACATCTTTTAAGGGTGAACTCTTAGGTGGTACGCACGATTTAGATACAAATACTATTAAGATAGCTCTTATTAAGTCTGGAGAATCTGGAACTTATGGTGCAGCTACAACAAATTATTCTGATGTTACAGGTGCTTCAGATGAAGCTTCTGGCACAAACTACTCATCAGGTGGTAACACTTTAGCTAGTGCTGCAATTAGTACATCAGGAACAACAGCCCTGTTAGACTTTGCAGACAGTACGTGGTCTAATGCTACTATCTCAGCTTCAGGTGCGCTTATTTACAATTCAAGCCAGAGCAATAAAGCAATAGCTGTTATTAGTTTTGGTGGAACAGTTGCATCTACAGCAGGTGATTTTACTGTCTCATTTCCTGCCGCAGACGCAAGTAATGCAATCGTTAGGATAGCCTAAAATGGCAACATATGGTGCAAATGACGCACTGTATGGTACAGGTACGTTTGGTACAGCAAGATACGGTAGAGTAACACCCATTATAGCTGTAACAGGTGTTGCAGGTACAAGTGCCATAGGAACTGTCACACCTAAAGCAGAAGTTTCATTAACAGCTACAGGTGTATCAAGCACAGGTTCTATAGGTACTACAGAACAACAGTTAGATACTACACTTACAGGTGTTTCTGCAACAGGTTCTATAGGAGATGTAGAAGAACAGCCTACAGAAAATCTTGAAAGTGTATCAGCAACAGGATCAATAGGTACTGTTGAGGTACAGCTAGACACTACACTAACAGGAGTTTCAGCTACAGGTTCTATAGGGGATGTTGAGGAACAACCCACAGAGGCACTAGACAGTGTATCAGCTACAGGTTCTATAGGAACTGTTACACCTAAAGCAGAAGTTTCATTAACAGCTACAGGCGTTTCTGCAACAGGTTCAGTAGGAGAAGTAGAAGAACAGCCTACAGAAGCACTAGAGAGTGTTTCAGCTACAGGAGCAATAGGTACTCCTACAGTAACAGCATCTGCAACATTAATGGGTGCTTTTAATCCAGAGATAGCATCTATTTTATTCTCTAAAGTAGCTCTTGCAACGGCATCAATAGAATCAGCAGATGCAAGAATAGCTGAAGTAGAAGGAGCATCTCTTGCGGCACAGAATGTAGCATCTTCTAGAGTTGTTGCAGAAGTCTTAGAAGCCACTGGATCAAGTGGTGTTACAAACCAAACACTAGCTCTTACTGGTGGAGATCAAGTAGGAGGAAGTATTCAAGGAGCAGTGGGTACTGGAACTGTAGGCGCATTAGGTACAAGTGCAACAGTGTTTGATTTTGAAGCTGTTAAAGCTCTGTATAGTAGAAGACGTACAATTTTAGTTCCGAAAGCAGCTTAATATGTCAACGTCAGCAGCAGAAAGAACAGTTTTAGTAGGGGCTGAAAGTAGGGCAATCTTTATACCTAGAGGAACAACTGCATCTGACCGTACTGTTCTAGTACAAAAAATGAATAGGGTTGTTTTTGTAGAAAGACAATCAACAGCATCAGAAAGAACTGTATATGCAAGTGAGGATTAGAAATGAGTTTTAGATGGCCTAATAAAGATCCAGACGAAACATTAGATTATAGCGTAGATTGGTCAAGGTTTTTAGGAACTGCTACTATTTCAGCTGCTGTGTGGGCAGTAAAGTCAACAAGTTACACAACACAAACAACTTTAACTGCAGGACAGACTTTAACTACGGCCTCAAGTTCTGCTGTAACTGACTCAATTCAAAACGTATCTCAAACAATCACTCCGAGTGGGGCTGCCACTATTGCAACTATTAATATAGCAGGTGGTACAGCCAATGAAGAATATACATTCTTTTGTACTATTACAGACTCTACAGGAAGTACAGCGCAAAGAAGTGTCAAATTAAGGGTTAGGGAAAGATAGTATGGCTTATGATTTTCTAGGTTTAACAAATGACGTTAATAGAAGACTTAATGAGGTTGAACTAACATCTTCTAACTTCTCCTCTTCTACTGGTGCTTATAGTGCTATTAAAGACAGCATTAACTCTTCTATTCGGTACATTAATCAACATGAACAACAATGGCCTTTTAACCATGTTGAACAAGAAGATACACTTACAGCAGGTGAAGTAAGATATGGGTATCCTTCAGATGCTAAAACTGTGGACTTTAATAGCTTTCGTATTAAAAGAAATAGTACATTTGGTAATGAAACTAAAAAATTAACTCTTTTATCTTACGAAGAGTACTTGACAAAGTTTGTTGATTACGAGTATAATACGTCTAATACAGGAATCAGAGATCTACCAACTTATGTTTTTCGTGCGCCTAATCAAGAGTACGGTGTTGTTTCCCCTCCTAATAAAGCTTATGAGTTAGTTTATGAATACTACAGGCTTCCTGTAGATCTTGTTAGTGCAACAGATGTTCCTGCTTTGCCTGAACAATTTAGGCACGTTATTGTTGACGGTTCTATGTACTACGCTTACTTGTTTAGAGGTAATGCACAAGATGCTCAAATACTACAAGGTAAATTTCAGGAAGGTATTAAGAATATGCGAAGTCTTTATATCAATAGATACAATTATCTACGATCTACTATGATTACGCAAAATGAAACGTATACACCTGTATTAAGAGTAAACTAATATGCCTACAACTTGGAATACATACCCTATTGAGTTTAAGGGTGGATTAATTACAAATATGAGTCCACTGCAACAAGGTATTAATGCTCCGGGTTCAGCAAGACTTTTAAAAAACTTTGAGCCATCTATTGAAGGTGGTTATAGACGCATACTAGGGTACACTAAGTTTGATTCTAATATTGTACCACCATACGGTAATCCAGTAGTTCATGGCGCATCTCAAACAGGTACATCATTAATTCTAGCTGCTATTCATAAAACACCAGAAGCAGGTGATACCTTAACAATAGCAGGTGTTACAGGCACATATACAATAGCATCAAGTGGTGTATCTTATGATGCTACAAACAATAGAGCTACTCTAACATTAACAGGCTCACTTGCTTCTAGTCCTGCTAATGGTGCATTAGTTACATTCGCAACTACAACAACAAGTCACCTTATTAATGGTGTAACAAGTTGGGAAGATAAAGCCATTGTATCTCGTAACAATGATATTTTTAAGAGTACAGGGTCTGGTTTTACCAAGATAAATAAACCTAGCTACGGCACAGTATTAGTTAATGGTGGAAGTCAAAGTGGTGGAACACTAGCTGTTGATGGATTAACTGCAGCTCCTCAAGCAGGAGATGTATTTACTATAGCAAGTATTGATAAAGTATATACAGTTACAGCAGATGCTACTGTAAGTTCAGGTGGGTCTACATTAGCTATAAGTCCAAACTTAGCTAGTTCCCCTGCAGACGATGCTGCTATTACTTTTATAAGTACGGCTAGAGAAGGTGCAACAAAAGTAAGATTTGCCTCATATAACTTTAGTGGTACATTAAAATTAGTGATGGTAGATGGAGCTAGTTACCCTGCTATCTATGATGACAGCACTTTTACGGTTCTTAATG